TTAGCTTGTAGCCTTCTGGTGGAACTGGCGAACCGTCTGGACCCAAGGGTACTTCAGGTGCTGAAATAGATGGGGGGATAGGGGCTTGAGGCATTCCAGGCCCACCTAGTTGTTGTGGCATTCCAGATGGAGTAGGTGGTACAGAAGGTGGGGCTCCGCCGGGCATTCCAGGTCCAGCTAGTTGTTGAGGCATTCCAGATTGCGCCAGTGTTTGGTCTAGCATTGCTTGACCAGAAGCGCCTTGATTTGCAAGTTCAGCAGCTTTAGCTGCTTGAGCCGCTTCGCTACCTGCAGTAGCTGCTTCAGCACCGCCACCATAAGCACCCATACCACCAGAAATAGCGCCACCAATACCACCGTAGAGAGCCCCTTTGCCTACGTCTTTACCTTGAGCAGCGGCACCTAAAGCGCCTACACCCGCACCAGCTAAGCTACCAGCAGCAATACCACCCGCAGTTGTAACAGTTCCAGCAGCTAAAGCACTACTACTTAAAGCAGCGCTAAGAGCAGGAGCAGCAGCGCCAGCCGTAAAATAAGTAGCCGCAGCCATAGCTACGATAGGAAGGACGTCTTCTAAGAACCCGGCTTCTGCCAACCCTGTTTCTGGGTTAATTGTTAAACTACCACCATTTGCTTTAGCAAGCGCTTGCAACCCCTGTACCTCTTTTGGGGTCATATGGACAAGCATCTGGTCTTTACCACGCCCTTTTTGTTGAACGTGCTTAGCTAGGGTGTGTAAGCTCATAAGCGTACCTTGGGGTTATTTAATGTCGATTTTATCATTTAAACAGTTGTTCCGTCAGCTTTTTTCCACACAGTGCCGTTCCAATAAATAGGTCTATCTAACGTGGTGTCGTAGTAATATTGCCCTACCGGTAAAGGTGCTTGTATGGACTGTAAAGGTCTTTGTGCAGTAGTTCCAGAAAGAGGGATAGCGGCTGCTTGAGTAAAGTTATCTATCTGGTTAAAGTACAAACGCAACACATTAGAATATTGGTCAAAGTAATTAGAGTTATACCCCTCTCTTGGGGCATTGGGTAAGTTGGGTGACTTTGAAGGGCGTAAAGGAGCGTTATATGCCATTATCTGCGTCCGTCTGGTCTTATATCAATACGTGGATAACCCATCTGCCAAGCAACGCCTAGATTATTAGACTCAATTCTAAACGCCATCTGCCTACCTCTAATGCGGGTATAGACTTGCCCAGTAAATTGCTGCACTGCATAAGTTTTTTGAACCGAGTAGTTTTGCGTACTTAATACCCTTGGATTATCAGGCGTTCCATATGGTGTACCTGAGTTAACCCGTGGAAGTACGGTCATCGTTACTTCTGGTAAGTTTGAATTAGAGCCGTTAAAAGTTAAGTCAGGCAAAATGCGCCACACAAACCCAAAGTTATGCCCATCACCAATGTCAAAATCAGACGACTGAACATACGCATTAATAGGTACTGGGGTTAACCCTGATACATCATCATTACCGTTCTCGTGATAGAGAATTCGGTAGTTAGCGGCGTCGGCACCCATTGGGAACGTACGTAAACCTGAGTCTAGCCAAGCAGTGCGGCTCATAGTGCCGTAAGCCCAAACATCGTCTAGGTAGTCGTATATAACATAGCGGTCAACAATATTACTATTGGCTGAGCAATAGAACCACCAGATTTCGTTGTAACCCTCAATAGACCCAGCAAACACTTGGAAGTTTTGGTCTTGGTTAATATCTTGATAAACGTATTGGCGTAGTGTGGAAGGCAGTGTTTCTACACGACCGGTATAGCGGTAAAACTTATCAGTACCCATCCAATACGTTATGTTGTTAACTGTTATAGAAGCGTTAGGCCCCATTATGGAAATGTTGTCCTGCAACAACTGGAAGCCCCAAACATAAGGAGGTCCTAAATATTGCATGGAATATATGGCTGCATCGGTCCAAACTAGTATCTCTTGGCGGGTTGATCTACCACAAACGATAAAAGAACCAACGTTAAGCCGGAATTCACCAGACTGGTTTGTTACCGCAGGCACCCACTCATAGGGATTTTCTTGGTCAGACCAACGAACTAACAGAGGATCAAATACTGTGTCGGGGTCAGTTGGGTCATACGGATTAGAACCAAAACAAATAACAAAACGCTGAATAGCTGAACCAAGAACTTGATTGGTTGTGTTCGGTACAAACTGCCCTGAAAAGCTCTCCGCCGTAGATAGCGTGTTTAAAAGAACCGCTCTAGCAGTAACACCTGAAGTAGCCGACCAGTAGTAGACACCACCACCACGGGGGGCAATAATTAAATCTTGACCAAAATTGTCATTAGTCCATAAACGAAGTTGCTGCGCAATACCAACATCCGCCGCAGAGTTCCAAGGACGGAAACCATATTGTGGATAAGCAATAACGGTATTACCACCGCTAACTGCGCCATATGCTGCAGGGGCTACGATAGTTATAGTATATGTATTAGCATTTATATAGGTAATTTCAAAAGCCCTGCCGTTTATAAAAGTAGCTGGAACAGCCACATTAGTAGCAGTTACTCCGTACATCCCATAAGTACCCGTAGCAAAACCACTAGTGCCAGAAATGCTGTATACACTCGGCGTCGCTGTTAGATTAGTTACGCCTAAAAAAGCTACCCAAGCAATAGAGGCTGTACCTGACCCAGTACCTACACCAGTAGCGGTAAAGACTGTACCAACTGTATTAGCAGCAGCGCCAATTAAAGTAAAGTTTGTAGACCCTACAGCAACAATTTTGTATTGCTGCCCTGCAATAAAAGAACCTGCAGAAGTCAAATAACCGTGAGCGTTTTGTGTAACTGTAACCGTGGTACTGCCAGCACTTACGGTAAACGGGTTAGCCCCTAAAGCAGCCGTATCTGTTGGAGACCATCTACCAGCACCCCATCCTGTACTTGTAGTATATGTATCGTTACCTACTGGGTATTCGTATTGAACAGTTACTGTTCCACCACCTGTTGCTGTAGATGTTGCCGTTGCACTGGCTGTTATTTCGTATTGCAAATTGCTATTTTGTTTTGTAACTGCATACTCACCAGAGATAGTTAGGCCGCCAACAGTAGCAGTGCTGGTTATAATTACATAGTCCCCGATGCTTGGAGAAATACCACTAACTGCATCGTTTACGGTTACTGTAGCAGAGCCGTTTGTTGTACCTAAAGAGTTTGCACTTAAAGTAGTTGTTGTGTTGCCACTACCGTTTAGCAATAAAGGGGTTATGTTGTTGTACTCGCCTCCCTGCTCAATGTAGTATTTTTTACTTGTACCAACACCCAATAAATTAGAGCCAGCTAAAGTACCCCAATTCCAAAGTGCTCGGCAAATACCAAGAAAAGTATTGTTAGAAAGGCGTGTCCACCCACCAATCTTTTCAGCGTTGCCAGAACGAAAACGAACTTTATCGCAATCAAACCAACCGCCTTCGTTGGTGTAGCTAGTACCCTCTTTGTTTATACCGGGTTTAAAGACAAGTTTTTGTAATGGCATACGGGTTAACCCTAAGCGTAGACGCGTGTTCCTAATTTATCGATGATAAGCGCTTGACGGCGTGGTGTCATGTCTTTTGTGTTAGGTACGCTGATATGCGTCCACCTGTCAAACTCACGGATTATTTGGTCGTAACCAATGTCAGAAGCAATTACAGCCTTAACAACTTCGTCAGGAGTCATGCCCGGCACACGAATGTCAGCAGCGCAAGCCATGCGGTGTTGGCTGGAGTCTTTAGAACCAACGGCATCATTCACAGCTTTGCTACGAAAAGCCGAGTTAATCATTACAGGCTTACCACCTATAACCGTCTTAACTTCTTCAAGAAACGCAGCCAAGCGAACAAGATTTGCCATTTCAGCAGCGTTTGGAGTGTTATCGAACTGACGGTGATCCGTGTGCGTAAGTTCTTCAAGAGTAAAATGTTCACTTAGCTGCATCTTTTTCTTTCGATTTCATGTCCATAATCTTCTCAAGGGTGCGACCGCCAAAATAGAACGACATAATCAGCATACCCCACTGACCAAGCAGCTCTACATAAGGTTGATGCACATTTATGTTAAAAGCACTACCAACACCAAATACTGTATAAACAATCAAAATAAAGACAAGCGTCATAGGACGAATGTTTTTAGACATCCAGCTATCACTAGACATGTCTGCTTCGTGTCGTTTAGTAAGTTCTTGGGCTTCAATGTTATCGGCGTTAAGTTCAGCTAACCTGCCTTCTTGTTGCATCTGCAACAGTTCTTTTTGAGCCTTTGCTTTAGCTTCAGGGTCAGGAACAAACTTATCTAGGACTTTCATCCCAACATCAAACAGTGCCATTAGCGGTAACATATTATCTCCATATACCCCAAGTACATTCATAAGCAATCCAAGCAGCAAATATGTAACAGAGCAACATTACGCTTTTCATAACCCGCCTGTCGTGTTGTTCTAAATACCTATCTTGCCGTTCTTCCCACAGTTTTCTTGCTTTAATACCTTGTATTTCATCCCAAGCATGACTGCCGTATTTCTTAGTAATCTGCTCTTGAATCTTTGCTTCTGACTGCCGTGCTATTAAAAGTCTTTGCCACTCGTCTACTGCTTCAATAATCGTTGCATTATCAGGATTAACTTGCCTAGCTTTTTTTCTTGACTCAGTTCTTTCTTTTGCCGCCTTATCCGCTACTGCTAAAACACCGTCAATTGCCTTACTAAGTT